CTTTATGGCAATCCACCACGATGCTATCGTGTACGGTCAGGATTAATTTACTACGCAGGTTACTTTCTTTGAAAGCTTTCAGCGCACGTATACAAGCCAGAGGCACACAATCTCCTGTGGCAAAGCCTTGTATTGGGTAATTAACTATCTGTGTGGCGTAGCTTACTCTACCATTTCTGGTACGAACTACATTGTCCCACTTATACTGTCTGCCACTAGGAACCTGAACAATGCCCGTCTTCAGTACACCGCTCATAAGTTTATCTTGGTATTCTTTCAAACCACCGTACAAAACAAAGAACTCGGAAAAGTACTTGCGTATGTGAGGTTTCTCACCGCCACCCATACCGCCATAAAGGGGCGCAAACGAATACTGCTTTGCCGCCTGTCTCATATCCTTACTAACTTCGTCTGGACTACATTGATTTATGATAGAAGCAGTCTGCTTATGGATGTCTTTACCGTTTTGAATGTCAGCAATGATCTGGCTATCTCTACTCAATTCACCAGCCATTCTAAATTCTAGTCCTGAGAAGTCTGCCTCAACGATTAGATGGTCTGGGCCGAAGCGACTAACGATAGCCTTACGTACAGGGAAGCCTCGCTTTGGCTGGTTCTGTAGATTGGGATCGCTACTACTCAATCTACCAGTAGCAGTTACACACTGGTTGAAGTTGGCGTGTAGCAGACCAGTAGACCGTGTACCTCTCTGTATACCAGCAACAAAGCTATCTAAGTAGGTCGTTACAGCATTCAATCTACTACTTTTAGTAAGAAACTCTACTGCAATATCTCTACCGCTATTCTCTGCTTGTTGTATAAGTACTTTAAGAGTGTTCTTATCTGTCTTAAACCCATTGATACTTGCGTATGCGGGACTTCTAGGGATCATCTTCAATCCCGCTGTCTCACCAGTGGGGCTATATATAGCACCTACACCTGAACAGGTCTTACACTTAGTACGGTTCTTATAAGCTTCACCCTCAACCAAGTATTTCTTACCCAGCTTGGTGACTGTCTTCTTCTTATACTTCTGTGTACTACCTATCCCATTGCAATCCATGCACTGGATAGCCATCGTCTTCTGTACGATCTTAGTGGTTGACCTTACAGCATCAGAGAACTCTTTGTTATTCATGAGGGGGGGTCTTAGAGACTTACCCGCAGCATTTGTCCCTATATTAAAGGTCTGTCGGTGAGCATCCCGATTAACTACCTCACGGGAGTAAACCACCTTGGTCATATCAGCGCCACTATTCAAATTAATAGGCGTATCACCCATTACTTCTTCGACTATCTCTTCAAGTCTAGTCGTAAGCTGTATTTTCTCTTGTTCAAACTGGCGCTCAACCTCTTCAAGAACATCAAGTGAGATATATGTCCCATTACTCTCTATCTCCACTAAGAACATCAGCATTTCATTCATCAAGTCTACTACTGGAACAAGAGATGCATTCTCTTCTTTCTGAAAGTCATTCTGTTGAGATAGATACAACTCACCTGTGGTCTTTACATCGGCTTCTGCGTATTCAACCATTATGTCTAGGGGCATTTCAGAGAAGTCTATACCTTCCTTGAACATATCATCTACTAGATGAACCTTCTTCTGGTTCACCAGCTTACGCCGTAAGGCACTCTCCTTCAGGGAGATAACCCTACGCTGACCCTTGGACAGTATATATTCTCCGATCATAGTGCAGTATACTTTATCAGGGATGGTAAACCCCATAGACAACAGCCACAGGACATCGAACTTGGCATTGTGGCACACAAGAAGATCAGCCTTACGTAGGCTTTCTGCTAGAAACGTGTGATCCGCAGTCACATAGTCAACAGACTGTTCGAGTAATGTATGAAATAGGATATCATTAGTAACACTTACGTTACCATCCTCTAGGAAGCCGTAGTGTGCAGACACACACTTATTAAATGGGTTAAAAGGACTATTATCTTTACGCCCTTCTACTCTTTGTACTGTGGTTTCTAGGTCTAGTATCAATATATTCAAAACGGGGGTTCTCCATTGGTATCTAGTTGGGGCATTCTGTACTCATAGGTTCGTTGTACCAAAGGCTCTAGGTCATGCTTTGGCTGTAACTCAACGACACCATTCTGTTCGAGCCAGTTAGATAGGCTACTAGGAACATTCACAGTATCAAACGACATAGCGGCTTATCTCCGGTTCTATATTGCACATGATAGTGCCATGAAAGCCTGACAGCTTATTCTTCATGACCGTTAAGAAGCGGCTATTGTCGGGGCCATCTTCTTCACCGCTGTTTAGTTTACCAATACCTATTATCAGGTCAGCTTCAGCGGCTTTACCTACACGACTACCTTCCATCATAGTCATAGTAAGCCGTGTGCGGTTCTCTGCTTCAGCAGAAGCTTGGGATACACCTATAACAGCACAGTCATACTTCTTAGCAGTCTCACGCAGTCTGCGGTATAGCTCCCTTAAGCGTTCATGTCCGGCATTAAACTGACCAGCCACAGCTAACTTGTCGGCTTGGTCTAATATTACCAAATCTGGCTTTATCTTTTGAATGTAGGCTTCCATCTTCTGGACATCCCACTCTTGTATATCCTTCATGATTAGGCTGTCTTTAATACCAGAGTATCGAGACAGTGCAGCCACTGGATCAAACTCTATCTCTTCGCGGTTTAAGCCTGTATATGATTGTATAGCCCGTAGCTTGGTACGCTTGGTGCTTTCTTCATTACCTAAGTATAATACCTTAGCACCTTGCTCACAGAAGCCGTTAGGTGCAGCACATAAGCTAACAATGAATGCTGATTTACCTGTTTCTGGGCAAGCAAACACAACAGCAAACTCGCCAGCACCAACGCCATATACATTACGGCTAAGGGTTTCGATGTTAAACTTCCATCTGTTTTCATCTGATGTTACAGCCAGAAGCTCATAGATATCATCTGTGGTAGGATCACCAAAGTCATCAGGCATGTAGCCCTCAGCTACACGATCCAGTAATCTATTCAGATCATCCATAGCAGAGATTTCACCCTCAGACATCTTGATGCCTAAGTTAGCTACATCTAAGCCTACGTTCTGACGCCATAGGTTTTCAATAACATCTTTCGCAATGTCAGGGTGTATATCCTCTGCACTGCTAATACTGTGTATAGTGTCTTCTATATCATCGGACCATGATTTGGTTGACGTAGGGTTGTTAGCCTTCCAAAAAGCAAACATTTCTAGAGGGGTTATATCTTGAGCAAACTTCTCATGTGATCCAATTATAGTCTCGTATACCTCTTTCAATGTATCTTCAAAAAGTGACGCCCTTAGCTTAGTTTTATTCTGTTCATAGAACTCATACTTTAAGCAGTTCTTCAGTAGTGATTTATCCATAGTTAATCCTGACAGTTGGCACTTAATAGAGAGGTATCTATAACACCATACGGAAATAAAAAAAAGCCCCTCATTTACTGAAGGGCTAATTAATTTTTAACTATGTGTTGGTAGAACTATTAGTTCTGTCTGAACTTCATCTTCTTGATGTCAGGGGCGCTATCACCCCTACGCTCACGCATTTCAATCTGGTAATGTACGACACGCTTGTTGCCCGTTACCAAATTCTTTATGGCTGCTTCTAACTTATTCTCTTCTTCAGCGGCAGACTTAAATCCACCTTCGATATCATAATCGATTAAACAAATCGCTCTTGCTTTCATTGGTATAGTCCTTGTGTATAAATTGCATTTATTTTAATATAGCAAGGACTATGACGGCGGTGCATTAGTTGTATTACACCAAGATGAAACACGTATACCATAAAAACCATAAGCTGTTCGTGGTATAATATTTTTGAAAGCCGTTTCACACATTATGCGTTGCCCTGTAATAGGTGGTTTATTTGTTCAGTATTCATGTGCTTTAAATCCACATTAGTTAATCTTACTTTAAGGCTTCTATCTACACACCTTATCTGAGCAATAGACTTAAGAGACGCATCTTTGTCAAGTACTAAATACATTTCATGGAATTTATTAAGTGTTTTCTTTATGCCACTAGTCACAGTAGTACCCAGCAATGCTACCCCCACTAGACCGTCTAGTCTACTGACAGAACATGCGGATGGAGTGTCTTCTACTAACACAGCAATGTCTCCTGTACCCACATGTATACCGTCAGGCAAATTACCATAAGATAGCCACTTAGGTCCAAACCTTCTGAGTGATCTACCTACTGCACCATTATTACCATAAAATAACACTCTGTCCTCTGCCGGAGCATAACGTATATTGATGAGTTTATTCTTGTAAGCCTCAACACTATTAACACTATGCAAGTATTCCATTGCGGGTGGATGGTTATCCACAGAAGTAGTTATACTAGGTATTGGTTTAACAGGCTTATTCTTGGTAGGGGCTGTATTATTGAGATAATCTCTAACAGCCTTTTGATTACGTCTACCAGAGTATGCTCCTTTAGCTTCACATGATGCTCTGTAACAGTACCATAGTATTTTACCACCGGACTTTGATACAGCTAACTTCTTAGGGCCGTAACAAAAGGGGCAGGTTACTACTACTGTTTCACCTTCATGTACTGGTATAGTTTGTACTATCTTTAATTGCTGTGCATAGGTCATGGTATAGTCCTAGTTCTGGTAATGCACCCTATCGGGCGCATCCGAAGGATACAAGGTTAGTTGGTATAGTCAACACTTAATTAGAGGTTATTAATAACAATTACTGATAACAGTCATTATGCTAAGTTCTCTGTAAGCTATTGATTTTGTTACGTGACTGTTAATCAATTGGTCGTAGGTTCGACCCCTACCGTCGGAGCCATGTACTTGATTTCATTGGTTATTGTTTGTAATTTGTTGCCACATTGTCATTGCACTTTTGGTTATTGCACAGTGACAATGTGACAATAGTTTTACTAAGAATCTTCTTTCATGAGACCTTTCTTGATTAGGTCAACGAATCCTAGAGAGAATATTTGCCCAAATACTTCAGGGCTGCACTCAATTTGTACAGTTGCAGAGCCATCTTCATGCTCTTCTATCTCTACTATCTTGATTGGTTGTACTACATCTTTCATGCCGCTTTCTCCTTGGCTCTCTGCCGTTCTTCATCTGTCATAGGACGTATGCGTGGGTGGTTTGTACCCATTAGGGCAGACCAGCTTACAGGAAACAGCGTGTACATATGTTCACTGATCTTTTCTGCTATGATACGGCTCTCGTACTGGGTATCCGGCGTACAACGAAGATTACACATCTTAGCTACTGCTTTAACTGTGCCGCTCCATATCCATGAACTCATAGTGGACTGAGGTAGTACCATCCTAGCCTGTTCAGGGCATACGCCGTTATCTATCATGCGGGTATATAGTTGAGATACTTCGCCATAGATGTAGTCAGTGTACTCTGAGATTGGTTCTTCCCAGTTATCCCATAATGGATGCTCTTCGGTACTTAGCTCATCATCAAGCTCCATCCAGTGTAAGGACTCTACTGTATTACTAGAAGAGCCTTGCTTCTTATCCTCACTACGCTCACGCCAAGTATCAGGTTTATAAAACTCAGGCTCACTATTTATATATCTACGAGATATTTCATTCCAAGGCATATACTCATGTTTCTTAAGCTGCCCCATAATGAAGAGTGGTGCGCTACACCTGAAGGTAACAAAAGTATGGTTGAATGGGCTGTAGTGCTTATTGTCAGCCAAGTACTTGATAAGCTTCTTATCACTATCATGCACAACAGGGACCATAGGACCATCCCCAATACCCGTATGCCCCAGAGCCTCAGACTTTTTGTCGAAGGATACTCTAGCCGCATTGACTACTGAAATATCAGAGCCAGAATGTTCAACGTAATCTACAGTTAATTGTTCAATACCCATTACAGTATCCTTTCATATGTCTTTTTAGTCCTAGCAGACTGCCACTTAGCACCTACTAACATTGAGCAAAGGCGGGGATAGGGCAGAGTGTTACCCATTCCAGCCAACCTCTCTACATTCTCCATTCCTTCGTCATATACTAAGAAGACTTTATATTTTGTTTCATGCCCGTGATGTGTGTACCTATCGGTAAAGCATTTCATTCAGAGTAATCCTCGTTTACGCATTGCATTTTCAGCTTCTATGTTCCCATGCTTGGCGTATACTACCAGCATCTGGGGGTTGCGATGTCCGGTTAAAGACATCAGTTCTCTGTCCGTACAACCAGCACGACTTGCATGGGTAGTACCTGTACGGCGCAGATCGTTCAGCCAAATGTTAGTAAGTTTACCAGTAGCATTATCAAATGACGTAGGTAGCTTATAGCCTTTGGCTAATCTTCTAAAAGACTTCACTGCCCGATCACTGGTGTATGGCTTGCCTGTACTTTCCTCACGCAATACATAGTTGTCCCTGTTACTACGGGTATGTAGCTCCAGACGTTTACGAACAGATGGGGTCAGAGATATAGACATCTTAGCCCCCGTCTTCTGTTGGGTAAAATTACAGTGACCAGCATCTAGATCGAAGTTGTCCCACGTAAGTAAGCGCACATCTACCACACGCTGACAGAACTCATACAGTAGGGTGATCATAGTACCCATACTCTGCCGCCCCTGTTCATCACAGAAGTCTATCATGCCCTGTATATGCTCTTCGGGCCACAAAACCTCTCTGTCAGGCAGCTTTGGTAATTTAAGTAGAGAGAATGGGTTAGTTTTAACGCTATCAGAGCGCAGTGCTTCCATCCAAACCAGCTTTAATACCTTCACAGTGTGGTTAGCCTTATGTGTAGAGACATCATTCTGTATGTGTTGCCACAGGTTTTGTACGTATTTGTAGTTTACGTTTGACACATTCATTTTAGAGAAGGGTACAGTACTAACGTGTATAGATGAGGCGTATCGAAGGTGACTAAGGTAGGAACGCCTAGTCTCATCCTTCTTAATGTTCTTGTAGGCATTAGATTGTTTGTATGCCTGAACAATAGCCTCAACAGAACGCTCGTCCACGTTTATATCTTCATGGTTGCCAGACTTCCAAGCCTCAAACTTACGCTTAATCTCGTAGCCACGGGCATTGGCGTCCGTTTTGTTCTCATAGGTTTCAAAGGTTAGCTCTGGGAATGCTCCCAGAACTTGCTTAGTAGGTCTAACACCGTAGACCATGCGATTGCCCCTCATTCTAGGGCGAACATAAGGAGCCTTACCCATCTATCATGGCCTTTATGTAGTCTTGCCAAGGCAGAGTATAGCTAATGTCATGATACTGGCAGTATCCTATGGCAGCATACATAGTCTTGGCATCTGTACTGTCATCTATCTCTGCATAGATACCATCTTCACGCATTTCTAACGTGAGCCAGTACTCTTCACCATCGTGCCAGTGTAGTTTAGTAGCGTCATCGGTGGTGCTACAGTGCATTTGACCAATAACCTCAGTCAAACCACCAATAGCCCATATGAACTTGCTGAATACTTCATCTTTAGTCATGCCGCTTCCCCTTTGCGTACATTGATACGAATAACAAAGTAGTTGGAGTCAGGGTGCAGAGCGACTTCGCTCTTGAGAACAACTGTGTCGCCAGCCTTAGCCCATTTAGATAGGTGTTTGATGGACAGAAGCTTGTCTCCACGCGGTCTGCGGTAGAGGCGTACCTGTGTCTCCTGAGAACGAAAATCGTCTGTGAAGAACCCTGTAAAGGTAGCCTTCTGACCGTTCTCAATCATATCATAATCGGTGGTAAGATGTTCTTTGGCAAAGGCTACCACTGACTTGTTAGCATCAATGATGGACTTATTCAGCATACGCTGAGTGATTTTAATAGTAGCATTTTGTATCATAGTTTGTATCCTAGTTGGTTAACTGGGACCACTATGAACAACACTTAGTAAGGTGTCAATAAAAAAGTTAACAGGTTGCTTTTACCCTGCGCGACTACCTATTAAAGCACTGATTAGCAACGAACAGTTAGCAGCAACTCCCACCCATACTCATGCAGATGTGGCTCTGAAGGCATGGATACGGCCTTCTCAAGCTTGTCAGAGTACACCACCGTGTGGGGCTTACCTGTTTCGTTACATGCAGCCACTGCATCGGCTGTAGCGTTAATTATTTCATTGGCGGTTCTGATATCTATACTGTGCTTCAACAACTGCACACTCCTATAACTAATTTCATTTTGATACTTTGATATAATACACCCCCTAATTGAAAGGTCAAGATTAGATTTACTAGGCGCTAAACTAGAAACTTTTACCCTGCGCGACTACTCTATTTAGTACCCCCTTTATAAATTCATACCACAAACATGCTGTGTATACACACATAGACATACGCACACGAAAAAATTTTAAAAAATCGCTCTGCTGGGCTGGGTTTGATTGTTTAAACAGCTAGAAAGATATTGTTAGAATAAACAAAAAGCCATTTAGTTATAGACACTTAGCAACAATTAGTTATTCTTTGCGTTACCAACTAACCAAAGAAAGATACCAAATGAAAACAACTCTAAAGATAGAGCAGCGCTTAGACTGCTTAAATATATTAGGCGTCTATTATTCAGCGCCGCTGGAAACCAAAGCTTACGGCTTGCAATGGTACAAGCTAGCATATGACGTAGCTTACGACATAAGCGCAAAAACGGGTTTAGATATTGAAACCACTATTGCAGTTATTTCGGCGCTATCACCTAATAACAAATGGCCTGTTAATATAGATAATGCCGATAGACTTTGCACGGCTTATATAAACGGCGCTAATCCAATGGATGTAAAAGTATCAACCTATAACCCAAACAAGGAAAAGGCTGTAAAATGCTTAGAGGAAAGCAGTTCAACAGAATTGCGCCGGATATTGAACGGCCAAAAGATAACGGCTTTTTACGATTGCATTCTATATGCTGGTGACAAAGCCCATGCTTTAGGTAGGGAAGCCGTTTGCGTAGATGGACACGCTAAAAGCATTTATTATGGTGAAAGGTACATGCTGAAAGATAACAAATCAAACATAGGAAAAAAGGAATACGCCGCAATAAGCGCCGCTTATGTCACGGCTGCCGGAATAATTAATGAGATTGAACAGCCCAAAGAGCCGATAACAGGCTGCCACGTTCAGGCTATCACTTGGAACCATTGGCGCGATATCCACGGCATCAAATAATGCGCGGCGTTTTTGAGATTATCGGCTTTCTAGTTTTCGTCTGTATCGTGCTAGATTTAATTATATAAATAGTAAGAATAGAGCCGGATTTATTCCGGCTTTATTTTTGCCTAACTGTTAGCAGCGACATTTAATAAAATAATTGTTTGACACTCTGTTAAGGTTCATTTAACGTAAATCATGCGATAGCTTTGTCTATTGCTTTGGTTAGAAAGTTAGTCGGAAATTCAGCCCTAAGACTTTTGTTTGAACCGCGTTATTTGAAAAATTGGCAAGATTAACCATAGGCTAACGCCGATAATTGGTTTTTGGTTTTCTAGTAAGGGTATCTAAAACAAGGCTAGCCGTTCAAGTTAGCGGCTAGCTCTTTTTAGATATCAACCAACCAAAAAGGAAAAACCCAAATGACTGATTTAGATTTATGGCTAATTGAGCAGCTAACGCTTACTAACTTTGCAATCTTTATCTTAGCAGCTATTCCGATAGCTTGGTTTATTGCACGTTCAATCGAACGGCTATGCAATCGGCTAAACTGG